GGATACGCGAGTCCGACGACATCGGCTGCGTCCACGATCGTCTCCGCCCCGAGCATGAACGCTTCCATCTGCGGCTCCAGCGCGGTGTCTTGGAACGAGAACTCCCACCAGTTGAAGGTGTCGGCGAACTTCTTTCGCGCGACGGCACAACCGCAGCCGTTGCGTACGACAATCGAGTTGCCGGCCTCGATGTTCGGGGTCACGGTGACGGTCAACGGGAGATCGGTGATGTAGGCGTTGGTGCCCGCGATCACGTTCCCGCTGGCGTCAACCCTCGTGATTCGCGCTCGGCACAGGCCGAACGACACGCCACAATTGACAGCCATCTAGTTCTCCTTTCGGCCCGTGCTGTTCACGGAGTCCAGTCGATGAGCACGCCCGATTGCAGGGACGTGTCCCAGATTGCGAGGGCGTATCTCTCCGCCCTGTAGGTCGCGGTGTTGTCCGTCTGGTCCACGAACTCAGAGACTTCGATCGTCACGGCGTCGGCGAGGTAGACCTGCACCGGGCCGGTGGCGAAGGCCCACTCCTGCCCCACGGTTGGATCAGAGCCGGTCAAACCTACGGGGTCGGTGTTGATGTAGCCACCGCCCGAGGCAACCGGGGTTCCGTTGGGAGTTCGCAAGACGCCTTCCGTCTCCAGCGCCTCGAACTCCCAGGCGGCCACGGTTCCGGGAGTCGCGTGGATCATCCCCACCCGCCCGGTCTCGCCGATGGCGTTCTCCAGGAAGCGATGCCCTACCTCGGGAGTCACTGCGCCTCCCCCGAGCTGGGTCAGGTTGGTGTCCCCGAAGAAGGGGTTGGTCGAGCCGGGGATGCCCTGCGCGAGCGCCTGCTCGACGGCGAAGGAAATGATGGCTTCGAGCGTTGCTTCCGCTCTCCGCGCGAACTCCTCCGGGTCGGCAGTAATGGTCGAGCAGGTGAAGGGCAGGTAGGCGACGAAGGCGTCGAAGCGAGGCTGGTCCCATTCGCTCGAGGAAGCCTTGGTGCGGAAGGTGCCCGTCGAGCACGGCTCCCACAGCGAAGGCACGTCCACGGGATAGCCCCACACGTTGACCCCGTTCAGCCACCGCCCGGCTCCCTCTCGCAGCACTCCCGGAACGGAGAGCAAGCGGTACTGGGGAGAGACAGGAAGGGGGCCGTCGAGATCGAGAGCCGGGCCGATTGCCGTGACGCTCATCTCTCTAGCCCCCTTGCCTCATTCAGCTAGTCGCAGGTCCGGGAAGTCCCGTCAGGCGGGAAGTTCCCGTTGGCGCAGATGTCGGTGGTCTCCCAGTAGCAAGCCTGGGCGGGAGCGATCCGCACGAGGTTGCGGAAGCGCTCTCCGAACACCTGGAAGTCGTTGGTGGCGTTGAGGGTGGAGTCCCGCACGATGCCGAGCTCCAGGACTCCCATGTCGATCCCGAGGAAGGCACCCTCGGGGTAGAGCGCCCACTGGATCGTGTCCGGGAAGGCGTCGAGGGCCGCGGCTGCCTGAGAAGCATCCGGCACCTGATCGGTGCCAGCCGCGAAGTTGCCGTCCAGGTAGTAGATGGGGTCGATTCCAGTGGAGCGCAGGTAGGCGTCCACGTCTGTCCGCGTCTTGTAGCGGTCGAACTGGTTCTGGATCGCGTCCAGAACGAGGATGTCCAGGACGACGACGGGAAGAAGCGCCCGAAAGCGCGCACCCGCCGGCATGCGCAGCCGACCCCTGATCCCGAACATGGACTTCGTGATCGCGTCCACGAGATAGATGAGGGCTCCCAGCGTCTCGGCGCCGGAGGTGACGTTCACCGACAGCGCCTTGATCCGCTCCAGCATGAACATCTCGCTCGTGGACGAGAGCGCAGCCATCGTCAGCTCGTTCTCATGCGCGATCTTCTCCGGCCAGGCCCTCGCGTTCAGGTTCCCGTACTCGCGGCAGTGAGCGAGAATCTGCACCGCCGTCTCGGTGTACGCGGGACAGGTGAGATCCTGGCAGGACTTGGTCGCGAACGTTCCGCCGAGAGCGTCATTCGCCTCGGAGATGGAGGAGATGGCCGTGGTGATGTCTCCGATCACCGTGGACTCGGGGATGTTGACCGCACCCCGCCTGGCCGCGAAGACCGGCAGCGAATCCCACACCGGCTCCGCATCGGTGGCGAAGTTCACCATCGAGTAGAAGGGCTCCGCGGGAGCGCACAGACCGCCGGATGCGGTCAGGCTGTAGCGCCCGACCCCGCCGGGGATGCCCTCCACGATGACCTCGCGGATCTTCGCCTCGTTGCTTGGTCCGTCGGAATCGAGCAGCCGCTCCTCCGGGAACTCGAAGGTCGCCCGCGCGATCTTGTGCTCAGGCCCGCCGAAGCGGAATTGTCCCGGCGGATGGATCTTCGGCATGGGACCGTGGTGCATGGCCGTCGCCTTCACCATCTCCGCCAGCATCAGCGCATCGAGCGGTCCCTGGTAGTCGTGAGCCAGATCGCCGGCCGCGACCAGGGCTGTTCCCGGTGGCTCCTCGGTCTTCGGTGTTCGCTCGGGTGAGGGAGCCGGAGGCTTGCGTGAGTAGCGGACGACGCTGGCCGTGACGGCCGCCGTCGCCTCCGTCTCGGTCGAAGCTGTCACGAGCACAGGCTCTTCCACGGGAGTCTCTGTTTCGAACTCCGCTTCGGCCACCAGTTCGACGCCCTCTTCCTCGGGCTCGGGCTCGGCAGGCTCGTCTGGGGTAGGCTCCACTTCCTCCGCCTTGGGAGCGATCTCTGCCGCCAGCTCGGCCTTCTTGGACTCGAACGCCTCGTGAGCATCGACGCGAACCTGCGTCTCTGCGCGTAGCGCCTTGATCTGCTCGACGCCCTTCTCGTACTGAGCGATGATCGCCTCAGCCGAAAGCTCGCCGAGAAATTCCTTGTCGTCGGCGTTGATCAGCTCCGCCGCCGACTCGTGTTCCGCCAAGAGCGAGGCCAACTCCTCGTCGGAGAGGACGCTCAACTCCCCCGGCATCTCTGGAAACAGTGAGGGATCCATTCAGGACTCCTTGGTAGACGTGAGAACTCACGCCCGGAACCCTTGGATCCGGCTCACACGGCAACGCTTCGCTTCCGTGCTGCGTGCAGTGTAGACGATCAGTTGGACTTACCAGTCCCCCACGAGTAGACTCTTTCTCATTGAGAAGGTCGGTGGTTCCAGGATCAAGGCGAAACCTGGAGCCGGTCCCGGCGGTCGGCTGGCTGGGAGAAACGCCGGTTGCTCCTGGCTCTCTGGTTCGAATCCAGACACGACCTTCTCAACTCCAGTCGTAGGCGAGCGCGTCTTTGGCCAGGTGAAGCGCCACCCGCCCTGGATCCTTGCCCCACATAGGTTGCCGCCCGATCACACTTGCCTCCATGTCGGGATGCTCGACGAGCGAAGGACAGGTGGCCCGGATCTCCTGTCTTGTCGTCATCATCCAGCGGCCCACGACCGCATCGTCACTTCGAGGATTCGGCTGGCCGGGCAGCTTGGCGTTACGTGCCCAGGCCATGAACTCCTGGGCCTTGGCTCGCGGCCAGAGCACGGCTACCACCGGCACGAAGTCGCGGATGAAAAGCGTCACGTAACGGCGGTTAGCCTTCAGCGCCTTGGTCGCGTCGGTGGACGTCCGTCGCGGCAGCCGCGCCAGAAAGAGACACACCGGCACGTCGTTTGCGGCTGCAACCCGCTCCAGTGCAGGTACGAAGTTGGGACATGGCATAGCGTCATCCTGGAGTACAAGTAGGTGAGAGCAGTCGGGGAGGGCGCTGAGGCAGAGCTTGTATCCGGCCCAGGGCGAGGGCGGATCGGAAGCGTGCTCGATGACTTCCGTGGGAAGCGGCGCGAGCGCTTTCAGCAACGGCGGGATCAGATGAGCGCGAGAAGGGTGATGCTGAACTCGGGCTGCTAGCGAGACTTGCAAGCGGGCATGTTCGGGTAGCGCCGACAGACGGCCCTCTTCACTCGTGCCTCTTCGGGCTTGCCGGCCGAGCGAGCGAGAGCGTTCGCGGCGTGGGCGCGGTCGTGGATCGGGTAGGCCCGTTCTTCGGGAATGGCGAAGGCACCCTTGGACAGCGATTCGCGCTTCTTGCCCGTGAGAACTGCGGCCGCGAGGGATTGTCTCTGACGCAAGTAGCTTCGGCTCCTGCCCATGCCCTCGGATTCGTAGCCGGGAAGGATCAGAGAGCTGATCTCTGTCTCTCCGTTCACGGAGGCGGCGAAGGCTAGTTGCGCTCGCGGGATCGGAAGCGCGGGTACGGGAACCGCCAGAGCTGCGATCAGTTCGAGGTTGGACTTGAACACACGCCAGTCACCGGAAGGAGGATTCGCCCGCAGATCGCGTAGACCCTCCGGTGCAAGATCCGACCGAACAGCACCCGAAAGCCAAATCCCTCGTTGTCCGTCCCTGGCTCTGACGAATGCGCCCACAGCCCCCGTGTCTGCGTAATGAGTGGACGCCGCCTGTAGGCCAAGACTGGGGCGTGCGTGCTCCGTTCCGAATGTGACCTTCCCGACCGGCAGCATCCCCCCATCCTCGGTCTCCAAGACCCCGAGGTGAAACATGGAGTAGTTGTCACGCGAGTGCGGCGCCATCACGCACTCGGCGAAGCGTCCACTCATCAGACCCGTGTGGCAGGTGTCCCAGAGAGCCAAGTGTCCGTAGACCTGTCCATCGGCAGTGAAGGTGAGCGGCGTCGGCCCGGGAGATTCTGGAATCTCGAACCACTCGCGCGGAGGCTTGAGAGGAGCCATGCCGGTCAGGATACTCGCCCGCAGGGACGGCTCGTTCGCGTACAGCGCCCGCTGATGCTTGAGCGCGTCCGAGCGTGAAGCATGGCAGCCCCCCTTGATCGGTGAGTCTTCGCCTTCCTTCACGACGCACCAGTTGTCGCCGCGCTTAGCGATGTTCCAGGGCATCGCTCGTCTCCTTCGCCTTCTCTACCTGCGCGATGAAGCCCGCAGGAAGTTCCGGTTGCCGTGGCTCGTACAGGGTGCGCGCGGCGTAGACCTCCAGCGTCTGTGCGAGAGACTCTGCCTGCGAGGGCTCGAAGCCCCACTCCTCGAGCAGCGAGCGATATCCGGCCGCACCACCCTTGACGAGTTTCAAGGGATCCGTCACCTTCTCCGGGCCGAGCACGGAGGCGATGAGCGGCAAGGGAATCCCCGGCGCTATCAAGTCGTCGTTTCGGCGGATGCGCACCCCGGCGAGCTCTCGGCAGCGATTGAGCGCAAGCGCGGCGGCTCCCAGGATCTCGGCCGAAGCCGTGCGCGACTCTTGTCGCGATGTGAGCCTCGTTCCGGGATCAGCGGGGCCGTCCTCGGGAGAATTTCCATTCGCCTGCGCCAGCGGCCCTCGCTGGGGGATGACGAGCTCTCCGCCTTCGAGTTCGATGGGCTGGCGTAGCTTGAGGGAGGCCAGAAACTCCTTCTCAGGCTCGGTGGGCGCCATGTCCTCGCGGATCCCCTTCATTTCGCGGTAGCCGGGAAAGCCGATCGCGATTCGATCGAGAGCTTTGTCCGCGTCCTCCGTGCGGTCGGGTGAGATCACGACCTGCGAGTCATCGACTCCCACGACGACGCGGTTCCAGTCCTTGTAGCCGTCCTCCTCCAATCCCCGGCGCAGGTACTCCTCGGAGAGATCGTCCGCGAACTGCTCGGCCTTGGGAATGCCGTGCGAGCGCCACATGTCGTGCATCACCTGCTTGGCCGTCCAGTGGTTCGCGTCCGTCATTCCCAGCAGAGCTTCGGGGGGCATGTCCATCCCCAACGCCATGCGCTTGATCGCCTCCAGCCGCAAGTCCTTCTCCATGTAGTCCGTGGCGGGATCGTGAGTCTTGATCCACTGCACCCGGTCGAGGTACTCATAGGCGGCCTCGAATAGAAAGGGCACGGCCGCCTCAGCGGAACCGATGTTCTCCTTCTGGTTCAGGACATGGGTCATCCAGTCGGTGAGCAGAACGTTGTTCTCGGGATCCTCGTCGCCGACGGGCTCGAGCGGAGAAGGAGAAATCTCGCTCGGAACGACGAAAATGCCGTTCGTCATCCTGGTCACGGCCGTAGAGCGAACGGACTCGGTGAGGATGAGCAGCTCTTCGCAGATGTCCATGATGGCGAAGATCGGGGAGTCCGCCTCGTCCGAGTGCCGGGGATGGGGCGTCCACATGCGGTAGGCAACACCGACGTCGGCTGTTTCTTTCTTCTGAGCGTCCAGACGAACGAAGGTGCCGTCATCTCTCCTCTCGATCTCGTCCTTCCACAGAAACTTCCAGCGCTCATCCGGGTCGTCGAGCCGGTAACCGAAGAGGACCCCCTCACCCGTCACCGTTTGCAGCAAGCCGTAGCGATACTGGATCTGGGAGCGTCCTCCGCCCGGATCCTGGATCTTGTTCAGGCGCTCAACTGGCGGCCCCTCGGTGATCTCAGTGATCTTTCCGCTCTCATCCAGAGTTGCCGGGAAGTAGCGAACGCGCGACATCATGCGCGCGAGGAAGTGACAGACGAAGTGCAGCTCCGGAATCTGGTCGTAATATTCCAGCGCCCTGTGTTGCTTGGGCATCGTGAGTCGTTTGGAGTACGCAGACTCACGCTTGTCGAGCTTCGTAGCCGAAGCCGTCAGAGCACGGCGCGGTTGCCGCCGTGTCGGTAGCGCCACCTAATGCCTACTTGCCCGGAGGGGGCTTCTCTTTGCCCTTACACCCGCAACGGAATCGCATGAGCGCGATTGTAGACGGAGTCTAAGACGCGAGGACTTTATGCGCCGCGACGACGGCAGCCGAGAGCATCAAGGGCACGGCCACGATCAGCGTCTCCGAAGGCCAGACTTCCCAGGCACCCCACCACGCAAGCGCCACCCACAAGCCGAGGCAGTAGGGGCATTCCAGGAACTCACCCAACCAAGCTCGGTAGGCCAGAGGGGCGGGATCGCCCTTCCGCCAGGCCCGCCCGGTGCGTGTCACGTAACGGCGCGGGCGGTCGAGCAGGTCGTCCTCGCCCAGCAAGTAGAAGATCCGCCAGGCTGCTCCCGCGAGTAGGATGGCCTCCCACCAGTCGGGAACGCTCACGCCGCCACCGCCCCTCGGGCGTCGAGCGTCTTCACCCATTCGAGGGTTCGCTCCATGCCTTCCTCCAGTTCGACCTCGGGCTCCCAGCCGAGCGCCCGGACGCGCTCGGTTGCCAGACGCTTCACGACCGTCTGCATCCTGGGCGCGTCGATCTCCTGAATCAGCTTCTCGTCCGCCCCGACCAGGTAGCAGGCGTACTCGGCCACGTACAGCATCGTGACCGCCGTATCGTCCCGGCCCACGTTGTAGATTCCGCCCTCCTCGAGTTCCAGGGCCAGCCGCGCCGCGCGCACCGTGTCCGTCACATAACACCAAGAGCGCTCCGATCCGCGGTGGACGGCCATGCGCTTCCCGTGCAGGGCTTGGTGCAGCATGTTCACGATCGCGGCCCGTCCTCTGCCGGCCGGGAGTCCGGGGCCGTAGGGCATGGAGAAGCGGAAGAGGACGAGCTTCTCGGAGGCGAAGTGCTCGCACACCTTCTCCCCGAACCACTTAGAGATCCCGTACAGGTTGTGCGGAAGCGTGAACGGCCCCATGTATTCCTCGCAGACTGTCTCCCCGTTGTCGCCGTACACCTCCGATGTGGAGGCATAGGCGAGCCGAATCCCCCGGATCCCGCACGCCTGGGCGACAAGCGCTGTCATGCCCACGTTGTCGGTGACGGTCTCCATTGGATCCTCTTCTCCGAACAGCCGCCCCACCTTGGCCGCCAGATGCACGCACAAGTCGGCGTCCGCGTGCTCGTCGAAGTGCGTGTCCACGATCTCGGGGTAGCGCAAGTCGTGCCAGCGGGAGAGCGCGAGGTCGAGCACCACGACTTCGTGCCCCGCCTGCTCCAGCTCGAAGGAGAGATGAGAGCCGATGAAGCCGGCCCCTCCGGTGACGATGATCTTCACTTGAGGAGGTTGTAGGTCTGCAAGTCGCGGCTCAGGGTATCCAGACGGCCCTCGAAGGCAAGATGGTGAGTGAAGCAAAACTCCCGGACGACGACGGTAGGCCAGCCGATCTTGCGCGCTTGGTGCGCGATCCAGTAATCGCCCATGAAGTGCGTGGGCAGGATGGGATAGAAGGTGTGCAGGATCTCGCGCGGAAAGAACGGCACCCGCGCCACATCCGAGGAGGTTCCGGTCGGCTCCTCGGATGCGTCATTCCCGCAAGATTGAAGCGTGCCGTCCGAGTTGAGAACACGGGCGCAAGGCAGGATGCCCTTCTCGATCCACTCAAGCCCGATCTCCGCCCAGCGCGGGTGCGCCTCGATGTCGTCGGCGGTCAGATGGATGAAGTCGCCCTGCGCTTCCAGGATGCCCACATTCCAAGCCTGATTGCAGGTCGGCTGATCGCGGACGACGATGAACTCGTTTTCGAGCTCCGTCGTCTCGCAGTAGGAACGCTGACAGCGCTCGAGCCAGTGCTCGCGGCCGGCGATGGTAGGACAGATAATCGAGATCACGAAGTACCCGGCCTAGTCGGGTCTCCGGGATCCGGAACGATGCCTCGTTCCCCATAGCTACTCTGGTAGTAGGGATCGTTCCAGTCTCCCGAGGCGAGGCTCTCGATGCAGGGCTTCTTCACCCGCGTCCAGCGGTAGCCCAACTCCTCGATGGCGGGGGAGAAGAAGGAGTCCTCGGAATATCCCGGCGGGAACTTGTGCCAGGGGCGCTCGTCGTAACGTAGGCCCTTGTCCCACAGCTCGCGGCGGATGACGCAATTGCCGCCGACATTCCATTTGGCGTACATCTCCTCTGCGTCGGTGCGCAGGCCAACCTGACCCACGTTCGGACGCCGGAAGCGCATCGCAACTTCCTCGCACCAACCAGGCAGGAACTTGAAGTCGTTGTCCGCGCGATGCAGATAGGTCGCAGGCCACTCCTCCAGCATGAACCATCCCTCGTTACAAGCTGCCCCTGGGTAGAGATTTTCAGGAGAGAGCCAGTAATAGGACTGCTGACTCCCATC